TGGGAATGATAGAGCCACGCTCGATGCTGCTGATCCTTTGGGATATGCCCAGTCCCATGGTAAAGATTCACACCCATCAGAAGATCTATTAACATCTCGCGGCTATCAGGAGCTCTAGGAGCCTCATGACCACCTATATAAACTCGATCCTCCTCCCGAGACATTCTAAGCTTCGCCTTAGGCTCTATCTTGGAGACGAACTCTATCAGAGCGTCCTGGCTTAGAATGCCATGGGACAGCAAAACTCTCAGGGCCTGGTTGTGTTTGGATCGTCCTTAAAAGAGAACACGCTTACATCGCGAACATTGCCCCATTGAAATCATTGAGGTTTTTCTTATGACGCAACGCATTAAAAATATATTTTTAGGGGTAAAATAGTGAAAGAATCTGTATTATGTTAAATCTTTTGGGTGTTTTTCCGTCACATGTTACATTGTGACAAGCGATGTGACAAAAGTTGTCACAATAACTAAATTGGTGAAAAGAAAGGGGAAATCTGTATCTGAAACCTGTTGTGACGTATATGCATGCTATTCTGGCATTAAAATCATAATGATCAATGATTACAATATCTTAACTCTTTAACAGTTTTAAAAATTCTAAACGTTTAGAAAATTCTAAAAGTTGGATAGGTCTGGACGATAAAGTCAGGGGGGAAGAATCGGCCTACCACTCGGGCGGCTCCCCCCAAGTCCGCATCTTTTTGTTTACAAAAAGGTATATCCTTTTGACATTTCTAATAAATCTGATAGTGGCATTTATATGGGTAAATTCGAATCGATGGTTTCTCTTCATAAAACCATCAGTGAATCCGAAGAATATGGCGGCGGAGTCCCGCATAATTGGCGTAGAGCCATTGAGAGCCCATTAGGGAGTGGGGATGTATCTGGAATGAAGGAGGCAGGCCTCCCGGCCCTCCAGCTCCAGATGTTGCAACTGGCGCATAATTCCAAGAGTGAAAACATCCGATATCAAGCAACAGCATTCCTTTTGTCCCAATCAGGGCATGGTCCGATGAATCGTGTAGAACATACTGTGGATTACAAGCGCATGCCGACGGATCAACTCCAATCAATCATTCAGAACAAGCTCCAGGCTTTGACCAAGTTAAACCCAGCATTTGATGTGAAGGCTTTATTGAGTTCGAATCCGAATCCAGAATTTGAAGGTGTGGAGGTTTATGGTTCCACAGAGGATGTTTCACGTGGAACATTTGAGGGTGTCATCGAATCAGAGATAGAAGAAAGTGAGTCTATTGATGACCCATATGGATTTGAATAATCTCTCCAAGAATGAGTTAGCAGGGCTTGCTAGGTTATTAGATGAACAAGAAAAAGCCTTTGATGACGGTAAGTTAGAGTTGTACGAGCCTCACGTTGGTCAAGAGAAGTTTCATAAATCGAACAAGAAGATCCGGCTGGTTATAACTGGGAACCGGTGGGGAAAGACGACGGCGTCTGTGATCGAGACGATTTGGCTGGGCTTAGGGATTCATCCTTACCATAACATATCTGTGCCAAATAAGGGTAAGTTGTATGCCGTTGATTTTGGTCAAGCCCATGAAGTTATTCATGAAAAGTTCCGTGAGTGGGTACCGAAGAAGTTCTTAAATTTGAAGAGGCCCTTTGTTTATAACCAGCACGGTTACTTAGTGAGGGTGAATTTTTGGAATGGAAGTTACGTGAAGATTGGGACTTACGACCAAAGTACGATGTCAGCCGAGGGGAGTAATTGGAATTACGTGGCATTTGACGAGCCGCCTCCTCGGGATTTGTATATTGGAAATTTGCGTGGGTTAGTCGATTCCGGTGGGATCATGTGGTTTACGATGACTCCTTTGCACGAGGCGTGGATTTATGACGAGTTGTGGGTGCCGGGTCAGACGGGTGGGAAGAAAGATAAGAGGGTGGATTGTTTCACGGGGAATTCTTTTGACAACCCGCACACGAATAAAGAGTCGTTGGATTTGTTTGCGGATGAGTTGACCCAGGAAGAGTACAGTATCCGTATCGAGGGGAACTTTACCAAGTTGCGTGGATTAGTGATCGATACTTACAATCCTTCCCTGTCGGACGTGAATCCTTTCCCGTTAAATTCTGATTTTGTTTTGTATGAGGGGATTGATCCCCATCCGTCGAAGGCGCACAGGGCGTTGTGGAAAGCTGTGGCTAGGGATGGGAGACGGTACGTGGTGGATGAGTTATTGTGTGATGGGGGGATTTACGATTTTGGCAAACAGATTGCAATAATTAGAAGGCGTCTCACTGAGCGTGGGGCAATTCTGTGTGATTCGATCTGTGATACGTCTTTAAATCAGAAAGACCCGAATTTCAGGATTAATCAGCGGGATGAGTTGTGCAGGGCTTTGAGAGACAGCGGGGAGGTGATTTTCCCGAGGAATGCGCAGAAGAAAGATTGGTTAGACCCAGGTATTGCTAAGCTACGCGACCTATATCGCCCTATAAAGCACGTTATTGATCAAGGTGAGGGTAAGGAGCCACTCGAGTTTTTGGCTCCAATGGAGTACATTTTTAAGAGTTGTAGGTCATATATTTACGAGCTCATGCATTATCAGTACCCGAATCGGGACATGCTTGAGACGACGAAGCCGATCGCGAAGGACAATGATCTGATAGATTGTAATAGGTACATCGAGAGCATTGCACCCGAATATCGCACTCCTGGCAATACCGGCATCATCCACGACGTCAGTCGAGCTTATCAGAGGATTGAGTTTGAGGATAAGCTCTCTTCAGCCACCACAAAGTTAAAATGGATTAACAAGATTAAGCCGAGCAGTGTGAACGCAGTGCGTTACGCTACAAGGCGTTCTAGCATCATGAAAGGACAAGCCAATGGCAAGGTTTAAGAAGGATTCTAATAGTCGAGTATATGCCCCTGTAGACCCCGTATATCGCATTCCTGACGTCACCATCAATCCGAGTCAATTGGTTGAGAGGAGTTTAACCAAGTTTGAGCAATTTGAAGCGGATCGGAGTGAGTGGATTTCCCGCCGTGAGGAGTTTTATTTATCTTGGGATGATTACATTTCCCCAATTCGGAAGGGGCCATGGGATGGTTCATCGAATTTCCATCTCCCGATGACGGAGATTCAGTGTAACCTCATGCATGCGAGGCTGATGCAGGCCTTCTTTTTTATTGAGCCTTGGTTTTTTGTGGATCCTCAGGAGGAAATTGATTTGGCGAGAGTTCATAAGATTGAACTCATGATGAAATATATTTTGAAGCGTTACGTGAATTACAACGACGGTATTTATAACGCGATAGATGACTGGTGTTGGGATATTGTGACCGAGGGGATGGGGATTTTATCGAGGGATTGGCATATCGTCAACCGTCGATTCATCGATGTGGAGCGAAATGAAGACTTTCAGCGTCAAAAAGTTGACTTGCAGAGGATGCTGGATGGCAGCATGGACGAAGCTGATTTTGCGGAGATGGCAAAGGATTTTATTAAGCAGCCGTATATTGAGAAAAGTGTCATCAAAAATGCTTTTAACGGCCCTGTAGTAAGGGCTGAGAATCCGATATATATTTTATTCCAAGGTTCAGTTCCTGATTCGTCTGATTTGAATTTGCATGAGACGGTTATCAAAGTTTGTTACTTTTCTAAGGATGAATTGCTCAGTTTTGCTCAGCAAAAGCTATTTGATGAAGACGTGGTGGAAGATATTATCAATGACTACCCCACTTCTAAGAAGGGTAATATGTCTGCGTCCACCCGTGGGACGCGTGTGGAGTATATGAAAGATCGTATTACTGGGGTGAGGACGGTGGATACCTCGCTTGAGCTCCAGGAATACGAGTTTTACTGCGTTTATGACCGTGTTTGCCTAGAAAAAGATGGAAACAAAGCAAGATATAACGATGAATTGGTCTATTTTGTGCATCCCTCTTCGAGAAAGCTTGCCCGTTGGACCTATCTTGATCGTGTTATTGCTAATGGGAAGAAGCCTCTGCATCTAGCCCACTTGTACCGTCGGCCTAGAAGAACAATTGGTCGAGGAATTGTCGAAACTCAATTCCCATTAAACGACATGGCGGATCTTTTGATCAATCAATCCATTGATGCAGGGACCCTTGCGAACAATCCGATGTTTGGATTCCGTGGGAATTCGACGTTTGATCCGCAAGAGGTGAGAGTTGAGCCAGGTCTTGGATTAAGGATGGATGATCCGAATAATGATCTTCGATTCTTCAATTGGAATGTGAATCCGAACTGGTCTTCCAATATCCAGGGATTAGTTCAGAGCTTTAGCCAGCAATTGACTACCTTGGGACCTCTGGCTGCAGGGCAGGTAGGGAATAATGTAGGCCCTCTTCGATCAAATGCAGGCGCTCAGACTTTACTTAGTGAAATGAATACCAATCTAGATATCGTCATCAATCGAGCAAAGGCTGCGTATTCTCAGATGATGGAAGGTTTATATTCCGATTGTATTGATCGCATGCCTGACAAGATGAAGATTACGGTTCTTGGCCCAGATGGTGAGCCGCAGTTGAATGATAAGGGTGTGCCTGAGCTCATGGAGGTTAGCCGGGAGGAGTTAAAGACTCGGGTCCATTTTGGTTTGTATGCGAACTCCCAAAACATGAACCGGGCGGCCCAGCAGCAAGCTGCAATGGTAATGGCTCAGTTCCTTCTTCAGCCGATTGGGATGCAGACCGGAGTTGTTCAGCCTAAGAATATTTATGAGATCTACATGAATGTGATTAAGGCAATGGGAATCCAACAACCGTATCGGTTCCTTAGTAAACCTAAAGATATGCTCTCGATTCCGCTTCAGGCTGAGATGTGGATGATCATGCAGGGGATCACTCCTCCTGTGGTGTTGAATGATCCTGATCACGGGAAGAAATTAGATTTCATGACTAGCATTGATCGCGAAGCCGCAAAGCTTGAATCTCAATATGGGCATGTCAGTAAAGAGGCTCTGAAGATTTTGGATGATGTTATCCAGAAACATAAAGAATTCTTCGAAGTCATCAACGCGCCGACTAATTTAAAAAATCCAACAGGGTCTAATCAATCTCCTACATTGGGAGCTCAAGATACCATGATGCCTGAAGGAATGGAGCAAGGTGCTCCTGAGGGTGGAGATCAACAACAAGCGCCTGGAGGAGCTACTCCGCAAGAGCAAGCTGCGCCGGCTACATTACAATAACGCAAGGAGAGAACAGTGGAAAACCAAGAGAATGAAGTAAAAGAAAATACGACTTATGCTGAGCGGATTAACAAAGCTCAGGAAGAAGCTAGAGGTAAGATCTTTGAGAGGAAGAAAGCGGAGCATGCAAAGCCTAAGGTGATGATTACTGACCAGGAGCGGGAATGGGCGCGTCAGACTTTCTCTTTAGTGGATAATGACAGCTTTAAGATTTTCAAACAGATGTGCCACCACATTGTGGCGGATCGCATGGCGAAGATCCATGATTCGCCACCTGAGAATTGGCTCCCCAAGGACACTAGTTGGGGAGAGCGGTGTGCTTTTAATAAGGGTTTATTTATTGGTCTGCAATTGCAGCTTCTGAATTTAGAAAACATTTGGAAGATGGAATTAGAGGCCCAGAATAACGAAAAAAAACAATAGGAGTATTCTATGATATATTCAGAGAAAAAAGGGATGGAGAAGCTAGATAAGAATTTACGGCCAGGCAAGGCGAAGTTGAAATACGGCAGTGTGACTAAGATGCCGATGCCGAAAAGTACGGATCCTAAAGTTGTGTCTGCTACTGGTGGTAAAAAGAAGACTGTCGCAGAGATGCGTAAGAAACGTTCTACCGGTAGAATGTAATTAAGAAAGGAAGTTTATGATGACTCAAGCAAAGTTAACAGCAGTGGGTAGTGTGCCTAATGTTCAGGTTCCCGGGACTCCGGAGCCGGTTCCTGGCCAGAATAATTATGGCGAGACCAGGATTGATGATCCGAATGGTCGTCTGAAGCAAGAGATTATGGATTCTCAACAACGAGAGTTTAATCAAATGAAGGATACTATTCTTGGTCAAGTACAGGCGACTATTCAGGGTGCTATGGCCGCTCAAAGACAGCCTGAAGAAGATGAGGGTGATTTACCAGTCAAGCCTTCGAATCCTCTTTTGGCCGAGTACCGTGAAGAGATGGAGCGTCTTGGCGTTGATGAAGAGCAGCTTCCTTATCTTATTAGCCTCTTTACTAAGGTGACTAATAAGCAAGCTGGCACTTTTAAGAAGAATCTTAAGAGCGAAATTAATGCTGAGCAGCAGAATAAAGAGAAGAAGGTGCGAGCTGATGGGTTGGTGACAGAGCAGTTTCCTGACATCCTAAATCAGCGGTCGGCATTATTTACAGAAGCTCAGCGAGTTTATGCGGAGCTACAAAAGGATAAGGATCCGATCCTAGATTCGCCTTATGCGACCGCTCATGCAGTTAGGGAAGCCGCCTCTAGGCTTGGCGTCTCAGCGGTCAGTAGAGAGACAATACGGCAGCGTGATGCCTATAATCCCGGGGGTGGACCTGGTGAAGATCGTCGTTCAGATGAGATTACCCAGAAATCTTTAGATTTTGGAGCCGCTTTTGGGGTTCATCCTGAAAAGATGAAAGAAAAGCTTCAATTAGTCCACAGTAGGAAGACTGCTCGATAACAATCATTTCTTATTAGAATAGAGGTTTTATATGTTAGAAAATAATTTTGAAGAAAAAGTAAAAAATAAATTGCAAAGTTCCTCATCTCAACCTATGGATATCAGTAGCATTTCTACAAATGCTTTAAACGCTTCCGATATTGAATATTCTCCCAAAGTTAAACGTCGTCGTAAAGATGTTACTTTACCCAAGATTGGTCTCACAGAAAAGCCCGGGTTAAGTAGGTCTTCCTTCCTAAAACGCTACTACGCAAGACGCCGTATTCTTGAAGTTCCTGAAGAAATTCTGCAAGCTCACCCTGACAAGCACTTTATCTATCTCAACATGAATAAGCTTGAAAAGAGTGGAATGTGGCATTCTCAAGGTTATCAGCTTTTTAAAGCCAGTGAGGATAAAGATCCTTTGGTTAAGAAAAAGTTTGATAATGGGCTTGATGGTTTGATCCATAGGAATGAAATGGTTTTGGGATGGATCCCACAAGAAGAACACGAACTAAGAATGATTGAACAAGAGATGGTTCGTGGCCGAGATTTATCAGAACTTATTTCTAAAAATCCTGCTCTAGAGAAATTCTCTGGATATGGGACTAGTAAAATAGAAGTTAAGAATTTTTAGTTGACTATTATTAGGAGGATATAATGCCTAATTTTGATTTGCGCAGAGGATGCGTTCCCCTTCGATATGATCAAACCACTTATAATTATCCAGTTGCTCCGAATAATCCTGCAATTGGTCAAGGTGACCCTCTGGAGCGAAGAGTAGATGGGTTTTTATATCCTTGTACTGCTGCTTCAATTTTTCAGCCCTTTGGGATTTCGGCCACTTTTGTTCCTGCAAATACCGGCGGGGAAATTCCAGTTTATCACGTAAAAGCTGACGAAACAACTTTTATGATTCAGGTTGGGAATAATGGTATTTTTGCAGATGAGTCTGCATATACCTTTAATTACGATTGGTTCCCTGGAGCGCCTGACCCGGTGACAGGGATGTCAACTTATCAGATGGATTCAATTGGTATTAATGATATTGATGTCCCTGTTAAAGTAATTAAAAAAGTTGAATTTGCTTATCCTGACACAAACAATTTTGGTGAATTGTTTATTAAGGTTGAGTGTGTATTTAATGATCTCGTTTTTAAATCTCAAGGTACACTTGGTTAAGATTTTGGGATATTCTTTATAAGGAGTCTAAAACATGGCTACTACTTTACGAGCGCAATTTCTTGATTTCTTTGGCGAAGGGAAATTGCCTGAATTAGAAGCGGTAATTCTAGCTAAGACTGAATCATATGCTTCGATGATCCCCATCATTTTTAACCAAGAATCGATGACGACTGATATTTATCAGACCACCACGTATTCTGGATTAAAGAATCCCGTGCCTAAACCTGAGAATCAGCCCGTTGATTTTCAGGCTTTGATCCCTGGGTTTTCTAAAACCTACACCGCGCAAACCTTTGCGACTGGTTTTAGGATTTCTAAAGAAATGGTGGATGACGGTAAATTTAGTTTCATTGAACGTGCAGTAAACTCGTTTGGTAAAGGCATGTTTGAGATTAAAGAATTCGCTGCAGCCCGAGTGTTTGATGATGGGTTTACAGTAAATGGTTATGATGGAGTTCCTCTATTCTCCACTCAACATCCGATTGAGAATGGTAATGGACCTCTAGGGGTCAACCGTCCTGCAGTTGGTTCTGAGCTTTCGATTAGTTCATATCGTGAGCTTCGTAACATTCTTCAAGATGTTATCAATGAAAACGGCCAGCTCGTAAAATACAATCCTAATCTATTTGTTGTTCCTCAGGCGTTGCAAGATGATGCGGGTGAGATCCTGAAATCGATGTATAATCCTGAGAATGCGAATAACGCAGTTAATACTGTTTATGAGCATACCAAGCTTCTGCCTGGTGGTTTCTGGAATTATCTTGCAAATGATACAGCGTTCTTCATGTTGGCTGACAAGTCTGAACATTATTTGATGTTCATGGATCGACAGCCGTTAGAAATTACCACGGATTATGATTATCATGCGTTTGCTCATGAGATTATTTCCTCCAGCCGATTTGATACGGGTCACTCTTCGTGGCGTGGTGTCGTTGGTAATCCTGGTCAATAATTATAATTAAAGGGTTTAATATGCCTCCTATTCAACCTACAGTTTTAGAGAATGGCGTATCTACGACCTCAACTGGATTATTTAATTATTTTCCATACCCTGATCCAACTGCTTTTCATACATTTTGGAGTGATTTTGATTCATTAGATCTTACAAATGTATGGTCCCATTTATTTACAAATGCCGCGGCGTTGGCGACGACCTTTCCGGGTATTGGGGGGCAGATTAGGCTTCAGAACTCTAACGCAGCTAATGATCAAAATCTAATCCAGTTGGTAAATAATTCTTTTAGTTTTGAGTTTAATAATCTTGGAATCAGGACTCCCAAAAGACTTTTTATTAATTGCCGGATTAGGGCTTCTAGTTATGCAAACCAAAATCTAGCTTTTGGTATTGCTACTTCAGGGTTGGGGACTACTACACAGCCATTGCGGTTTTTGTTGGTAAAACCACCTAATGCTGGTTGGAGATTAGATGTAGCAAACAATGCTAATACATTTACAAGTGACGAAGTTTTAGTACCTGCTAATCTTACGACATATGAGCTTGGTGTTTTTCTAGATAAGAATAATGATGTATATGTATATGTTGATAAAAAATTAGCTTTCAAAGGGAATCTACCAAATGTTGTTTTCCCTGTAGCAGGTTTGGGATTGGATTTGATAATTTATCAACAGAATTTCAATGCTTCTATTAATAATATTTTTGTTGACCATATTTTGTGTTCTCAAGAGAGATAAAAACCTTTTTAAGGGGTCTATCTTAGGATGCGTTTACCTCGACCGACAACTTTTGAGCAAGGTGTAGCTTCTTCTGAATATGAGTTTTTCAGGAGATTTCCGAGGCCTGATCAAATAACCTTCACTACATTTTGTGATGATCTTCATTTTTTTGACCGAGATCATTATCGTATTTTTGAGACCCAGGCTGGGGTTCCTACTTACCAAAGTATTGATACTTTCGGTGGCGGGATTCTTATAACTAACTCTGGTGCATTGAACGATATCGTAATGTTTCAATTGCCTGCCTCAAGTTTTGCTTTTACTCCACAGCGAAGAACCTGGTTTAGTACAAGGCTTTCGGTTATTGATTCAGGGCGAACTTCATTATTTGCTGGGTTAACTCCTACTACAAATGATCCATATGTTGCTACTGATGCAGTAGGATTTTTCACAGAGAATACTATCCCTCAATTAAACTTCAAAAGTATTGCTACTGGAGTTGGAAATACTTTAATGAATTTGGCTCCAGTTGGTAATGATCAGCCGATTTTTATGTCTTTTTACTTCGATGGTGTTGATCTTTTTGTTTACTTAAATGGAGACATTATCGCTTCAATTAAGAAGCCTACAACACCTCTCAATTTTGTTAATCTTACAATAGCTCTTAAAAATTTGACCGCATCTCCACAACAAATGTTTGTCGACTGGGTATTTAGCTCATGGGAGCGCCCCCAATTATAGGGCTTTCATCCAGTATAGATAAGTCTGAACTGTGTGTAAGCCCAGTTGATTTAGGTCAATTGGGTTTTTTTATATAGGAGTTCTTATGGGTGTCTCTAGGACAATTGGTTTCCGAAGAATAAATGCAACCGTAACAACTGCTGGTACCGCGGTTCCTTTGTCTTTGACTCGATTATTTGTGACAGATTTTGAACTTTTTACTCCGGCAGGAAACGCAGGGGCGATCTATATTGGGAATTTAGCTGTTGATAATACTTGGATTCCTCGTGCGGCTGGGACAACCACGAATTTCGCTCATGGTACTGGTGAATTTATTGGTGAGCATGCAGTTATTGGCTTCGATTTATCAAAAGTTTTTATCGATGCAGATAGTTCTGGTGACTCAGTTGTTGTTCAATACTTTGCGGGTGATCAATAAAGATTAGAGGTTTATATGCCGGTTTTATACGAAAATGTAGGTACTGGTGGTGGTGGCATGGGTGATATCACTAATGCCTTAAATGTTGGTGGTGGAGTCGAGCTGTTCAAACAGAAAAATGGTTCTATTTTAGAATTTAGAACCTTAACAGCTGGCCCTGGGACTTCTATTACCCAAATGGGTGATTTAATTGAAGTGGCCAATATTGGATCTGGAGATGTTACAGATGGAGCGAATGTTGGTGGGGCCAATGCTTGGTTTGTTCAGAATAACTTAGGCATTTTAGAGTTTAATACCTTTTCTGTTATAGGTGGTTTGAATGCTACTTTATTAGCTAACGTTTGGACCATTGATGCGACTCCTTTATCAGATGCTATTAATGCTTTAGCAGATGGGATTTCTTCTCTTCAGGATTCTATATCTACTATCAATGATAGTGTGAATAATATTTTTTTAAATCAAAATCGGTATGAAATTAGTACAAGTGCTGCGGCTTTGATTAATATGACATTCTCGTTAAATCGTACAAGAATGTATGTAGCGACAGGCGCAGCAGCTCAGGTTTTTAATTTACCTTTGGCACCGGTAAATAGCGATGATGGTCAATATATAACTGTAAAGTCTAGAACTGCCTCTCCTGTAGCGGTTTCTGGGAATGGATTAAATATTGATGGTAGTCCTTCTAATATCCCAATTGGACAAAATTCATCGTTAACGTTTGTTTATTTTCATGCCATTCCGCAGTGGTTTGTTATCTAGGGGGATTTTATGGCTTACACGCCAATTTACTTAGATTCTAATAAAGTTTTAGGAAGATGGGAACCTGGGTTTGGGTTAGCTGAGTCTGTAAATGTTGAAGGCGGATTAGAGATGGGGCTTCCAGGTATTATTGAGCGGAGTGCTCTTACTGGAGATGTGACAGCCGGAGTTGGTAGTTCAGTGACTGTGATTTCTAACCAAGCTGTTACTTTACCTAAAATTGTTAATTTAAATACAAATAAAGTTTTAGGTAGAGACTCAGCTGGGTTGGGAAGCCCGGAAGAAATTAATGTTAGTGGTGGATTAGAGTTTACAGGAGCCGGGGGGATTCAAAGATCTGCTCTTACAGGTGATATAACGGCAGCAGCAGGCAGTAATGTAACTACTGTTGCGAATGTCCCCATAACTAGCATTCAAGATATTACTACTGATAGGTTATTAGGGAGAGATACCATAGGATCTGGAGATGTTGAGGTTTTAACGGTAGGTGGTGGTATTGAGTTTACTGGTATCGGTGGTATTCAAAGATCAGCCATTACAGGTGACGTTACTGTGCCGGCTGGGAGCAATGCTGCTACTATTCCTAATGACACTATTACATATGCAAAAATCCAAAATATTACAGTGACAGACAGAATTATTGGTCGAGATAGTGTTGGGGCAGGTGATGCGGAGGAACTTCAAGTTACTGGTGGATTAGAGTTTACAGGGGCTGGGGGAATTCAGCGTTCTGCGCTCACCGGAGATGTAACTGCTTCTGCAGGCAGTGGAGCGACTACTATTGCTAATTCTGCAGTTACATTGGCAAAATTTCAGAATATAACTACAGATCGTTTATTGGGTCGGGACACTGCGGGGGCAGGAGTCGTTGAGCAATTAACGGTAGGTGGTGGCATTGAGTTTACAGGAACTGTAGGTATTCAGCGTTCTGCATTAACAGGCGATATTGTTGCTAGTGCTGGGAGCAATGCTACTACTATTCCTAATGATACAGTTACTTATGCCAAGATTCAGAATGTTAGTGGGCCTGGTAAAATTTTAGGTAGGGTTAGTGCTGGTGCAGGAGATATCGAAGAAATTACTGCAACTCCAAGTGTTAGTGTCTATCAAAATCAAAATTTAAAAACCTCAGTTAGAATATGGAATGGTGTTTCTACAACTTCGGGTGGTGTCGCTACGTTCTTCCCTACAGATAATAATTTAGTTACTGGAAATGCGCTTTTTACAAATATCTATGCTGTACAGACTACTGGGGCAAATAACACTGGCACTCCAATAAATGTCCCTAAAACAGCTCTTAAATTGATTTCTGCTGACAGAAAAACAGTTACTGTAAATGCAATAGCAGGGGTAACAATTAATATTTTAATTACACCTACGGAAGTATTTGCTGCAGATGGGACAACTGTTTATCTTACAATTATTGGCGACTAAAACTTTTAATTTAGTTTTTTCTTTTTTTATCTGGGTAAGGGAAAGAAAAGGATGAGACAAATTAAAGATATGAATGTAAATTTTTTGGTTAGTGTTGGTTCAGTATTTTTTTCAATTACTACAGCTCTAATTGGTGGAGCTGTTTCTTATACTCAATCTGTCTCTGAAATTAAAGAGACAATTGCAAAAAATTATATGCCGCGTAGTGAAGTGATAGATATGATTCGACATGATCTTTCTGCTTATAAGGAAGACATACAGAAAATAAATTTTCAAGTGGATACTATTCAGCAAAAACAACAACGAATGGAATTGGATTTAGTTAAGACCAGTACAGAGATAAATGTAAAATTGGATTTTCTGATGGACCATAGTGGGGCTGAACCTGACAATGTTAAGATGTTGAAGGATAAATTAAAGATTAATGATATTAAGTCTCAGAAATCTTGATTAGGATAAAATATGGCGATCTCTCCTGTCCCGAGGAATTTTAAGGATATTGTTGATATAGTTGCTAATAGAGCAAAGATTGCTCTTGATAAACAAGAGAAGGATTTGGATTTTGTAAAGGGCACTGTTAACGAATATTATACAACTATTTCTAATGAGAGAAGTTGGCAATGGACTTCGTTTGATAGGACATTTAATTTTCAGAGAGCCCTTAACACAGGTACAGTCAGTGTCACCAATGGTAGTCGGCAGGTTACTTTTACTGGTTTGGTTTTAGTAAATGAATTTAAGGGCAGAAGTCTTAAGATTAAAAATCAAAGAGAATTGTATCGAATAATTGGTATAGACATCAATACAAATACTGCTTTTTTAGAAGCTAATTTCGTTGGGGATACTGATCCGTTAGCTACATTTAAATTATATCAATATGAATTCCCGCTACCACCTGATTGCGACATTGTTAGCATGGTTCATGTTGATGATGAGGGATTAGATTATTATGGGAGTCGTAGCGGAGAATTAGAGAATATTAGTCGTCATGAGTTTAACCGTGCGATATCTAACATCCAAAGTTTTGCTGGCCCACCGTATGCTTTTACCGTCGATGGAGATTATCCTGCCGATGCTTTGCCTCCTCTTGATGTAATGATTCTTGATTATGATTTTTTAGGCGGTAACCCTTTTGACAGAGTCAAGCGAATCCGATTTCTTCCAATAGAACCTGACAGAGAGAGAGTGATTCATATAAATTACTCTCGTATTGTTGAGGCTTTAACTGCGGATGAGCAAGTCCCATTAATGCCAATCGATGATCGCTGGGTTTTAGTCCATTTTGCTATGGCAGAATGGTATGCTCACAATGGAGCTGGGACAATGTCAGACCGTGAGTTTTCTAGAGGTGAGCGTAAATTAGCTGAGATGAGACAGGAATGGGGATCTCAACAAAATCATAAATTTATCTTTGATGGTAGAATTTACCGCAGGCAGCATCGAGTTGATGATTATCGAATGATGCATAAGCTGTCGAGACTTCAGGAGTCCTTTTAATGCCTGAGACTATTCTACAGCAGAAGATCTACCCATATGATGGGGCATTTGATGCTAGAAAGCATCCGCTCCTGATATCTCCGAAGGATGTGGTTGACGCAAATAATATTGTTTATACTACCTATTCTACTAAAAAAAAACGTCCGGGTATTACGAATGTTTTTGAACCACAGCTCCCTGGGAATAAGAAGATTTTAGCTGGGTTTGATTTTCATCGATATCCTGGGCAGCAGTTTGTCATAGTTTGGAATGGGGAGAATATTTTTGCGATCAATCCTGCTAATGATACTATCGATAATATTTCTCAAGGGATCCCGTTACCGTTTGATGAGGTTGTTAATTTTATTGCGTGGCAGGGCTTATTGATAATCTCTTTTGGTGGTGGCCAAACCCCGCCAAAGAAATGGACTGGACAGGGGCTAATATCAGATCTGGAAGCTAGTGCTCCTAATGCTCCATTTAGTCGAGTATGGTTAAATAAGTTATGGATGCCTGACCCCTCAGTACCGGGTCGAGTTTTGCACTCTCAAACTGGATTACCTTTATTCGTTGGTGGTGATTCTGGAGCTTTGGATCTCGATCCTAATGATGATGACCCTGAGGGCATTACCTCAATTTTTCCTCCATTCTTTGATAGTCTTTACATCACTAAAAGATTTTCTGTTTATAGGCTTCGGCCAGTAGGGACTCCTGGGTTCCTGCTTTTCTCTCAAACTAAAATCTCAGACGGTATTGGTTGTATATCTCATAATGCTGTAGCTGCAGCCCCAGGGAATATCTTTTTCCCTTCTGATGAAGGCGTTCATTACTTTGTTTCTTCCGATAGGTTCTCAGAATTAGAGAGCGATGATTTTTCTAAAGAGATCCAACCTCTATGGGTTGGAGAAACGAACTTCAGAAGACCTAAATATATGCATGGGATTTATGATCGTAATCTTAAATCTTATGTTTTGTTATTCCCGTCTTTTTCATCCAATTATGCGAATGATGCTTGGGGTTATTCGGTCCAAGCTAAGAAGTGGTATCGATGGAGACAATACGGTCAGAGTGCGCTTTGGAGATATGTCGACTTCCTTAGTAAGAAGGCTGTCACTGTGGTTGGTGGGTTAGATGGCAGGATAGGGTTTATTGATGAAAAGAATAACACTGATTATGGAAAACCTATTAACATTTATATCCAAAGTGGTATAATTGCACCTGGTGGTAGTCCTGATGAGCAATTTACATTCGAGTATCTAACACCTATTTTTAGGCCTCAATCACTTGGTAAGTTTGTTATTGTTTACAAAATTGATGGATGTGTGATTGAACGGTTAGAGTTTGGGATGAAAGGTGAGTCTTGTGGGGGCAATCTTTTGGGGATTGATTTCATATTAGGTCAATCTCTTCTTGGGGGGATGCCTCAAGTGCTTTTGGATAAGAGGACTACAATGGGAAATGGGATGTTATATGAGTTTATTGTCTTCCATGAGGGGGATGCTTCTGGAGAAGATAGTTTCGAGTTATTAGGATTGTTGCTCGATGTTGGTGGAGCGACGAAACAGATAGGAAGGACGGTAGCATAATGCCACTGAACAATTTGCTTCTAACAAAAAATTATGCGGCGCTTCAGATCTATCGTCAGGTACATATTGATATACCTTACGCTGAGATTGAGCAATGGACGATTGATACCAATTTGAATCTTACTCAGGTAGCTTTAGATGTTTTTGGCCCTGGGTACATTTATACTAATGATGGTGTTCCTCAGTTTGCGACTCCTCTAATTGATAATGCAGCTATATTAAGTGAGAACGAGACTGTCACGGGATCTTGGACTTTTGATGATACAGTCCAGTTTAATCAGCCTGTTTTTAGTGTTTCAACTTTTAGTTCGGATGGTCAACCTCGGGCTAGAGCATTTTTAGATAATGCAGACCAATTGGTTGCGGATAATTTAGAGACAGATGTTATTATGCAATCTGAGGTTTACGATATTGGGAATATGCATGATTTAGTCGTTAATCAGCAAAGACTTACAGTTCCAGGCGGTGGAGCTGGGAGTTATATCGTGAGTGCTCAAATTACTTTCGCTCCGAGCAATGTTGGCCGTCGGGAACTCATTATTAGAAAGAATGGTAATATTGTGGCAGTGGATAAAGAGTTTGGGCCTGATGCTGTAGTTGATACTGTTCTTAATCATACATTCCAAGATGAAGCTGGCCCTGGTGATTTTTATGAGATTAAGGTTTATCAGAACTCAGGCGGGGCTTTAGCTGTTCGTGATGGCAATAGTGCGACCTATTTCACTGCAATGAAGGTGTGGTAATATGCCAGGTTGTTTAGATGACGTAACACTACCAAAAACTTATCAAAATGGTGAAATCCTTTTTGAAGAGGATCTGGACGTTTGGCGACTAAAGACTGAAGAGTTATTTAGTATTGTTAATCTGGATTTCTCTCAAATCATTAAGGATGCTTTTGGTAATGGGTACCAATTAGATTGTGATGGTAATTCTAATTTACCACTGTCTCTTCAAGATCAAATCTCTCAACTTCAGGGTGGCGGGGCTAATATCCAAGGGACAATATCGGATACTTTTACCATTAATACAGATGGTGATAGTGCAACATTAGATACCTCTCTTCTTACTCAAGACCAAACTTACTTCTTCCCTGATTGCTCAGGGACTTTTCTTTTGTCTGAATGTGTCCAAAATGTCACTGGAGCTAAGACTTTCTTTCCATCTATTTTGAAGATTTTGGCTTCGGGTGGTGGCATCGGTGTAGCAACCTTTGAGCTTGAGAATACAAATGTAGACTATCTTTTTACCCTACCTGATTTAGGTGTTGATGGTACATTTATGTTTTTGGAAGGCATCCAGATCGTAACTGGGCCTAAACAATTTACTCAAAAAGTTTTTATTACTGATCCTGGTGATGCAATCACTATTTTACAAGGTAGCCGTATAAATTTAGATGGTGATGAAACAACTTCGATTCGTTCTATTGCGGATAATATTATAATAACTCAGAATGGATTGGATACAATTCTTATTAATGACAACGGCGAATTAAATTTGCCGGATATTGATCCGCCTCTTCCTAATTCTACTAATCGTAATGGTAATATTAAAGTTTGGGCGAATATTCAAGCGAATGGGACTTCTAATAATGATTATAATATTACTGCGATAAATAAATTAGGGACTGGCCTTTATCAGCATGTGATAGATACTAATTTTACTTTAGCTGATTCATATGGGGGCGCAGCATCTTACACAGGGGTTGCAGGAAATATCACTGTAAATTTTCGTTCATCTAATGCTGGCTCTTACAATGTTTTAACTTTTTCTGCTGGTGTTTCTACGGATTTAGAAAATGCTTCTTTAGCAATAGGTGATCAATAATGAAATGTAGAATAATAAAAAGGTTAGATGGCTCCGTCATTTATAGTTGGCCATCCTCTAAAAATAGAGATGTGTTTGATTCTATTCGGCTTCCTGAAGAATTAGGATTTAATGGTTTAGAATCTATTATTTTGGACGACAGTGAAATACCTATTTCTAATTCTCAAACCGGTAATTATCATGAAATGATTTATTTTGATGGGCCTTGTACTAAAGAAAACTTAAAACAAGATAAGAATTGGGAAGTCATGTTAATGCCCGTTTTCCTTATCAAGCAAACATATGAGAAAAGATTAAACGAAAAAATTGATTTGGAATTAAATAAAGAAGATTCTGATTTAAAACAGATTTTTAAATGGCAACAAGAATTGAAATCATTATCTGAGTATTCAGATCTAAAATGGTATCAACAAGCATTAATAAATTTAGAAGATTCTGTAAGATTGGGTAATCCTGATAAGCCTTTAATTAAACAGAAACTGAATGCAAAAATCTCATCTTTATTATGAACATTAAAATACTAAGAATTAAAGATAAGGTTAGCCAGGAGATCACGGATTTTATACTAAAATTAATATCAGATTCTCAGGTTAGGATTTTAGGTGAAACTTTAGATCCTCACGTGATGACTGAAACTGTTTACCAATATATAACTAGTGAAGACAAAGTTTTTTTTATTGCAATGGTGGATGACAGAATAGTCGGTTGTTTTTTAGGAGAATCAAAGTTTTATCCATTTTCTAAAATACCGATTTCAGTTGAGTTGTATTTTTCAGTTTTAAAAGAATATCGAGGGTTAGGGATTTTTAAATGGATGTTGAACGAATTTGAGGCTTGGTCAATAGAGCGTGGGTGTAGGTTCATGATTTGTGGAGTAAATTATTTTTCAAGCTCTTCTGCAGAGCAAGCCATCGAAAGGCTTCAAAAAGAAGGGTTCATTCATTTTGGGAAAGAATTTTACCGGGAGTTGAAATAATGTGCGGATCATCTACTACAACTACAGTTGAAACTGGTCAATTATCTGATCGTGGTCAGAGTTATGATGATTTGTATTCTGAATTAATGATGGATCATCTTAATACCTATGGTGGGTATGATATAGTTTCTGTTCAGAAAACCTCTTATCAAGATCAAGGTAAAGCAGATTCGATTCTTTCAAAGATTGAAACTATTGATGCTCAATTGGAAAAGTTTGGAGCTGAAGGTGATAGTAATTTCGCTCAGATGTTTGCTCCAAAATTAAAGGCTCAGAAAGCTCAGCTGGAACAAGAGTTGGCTGGAATGAAGCATGAGACCTATAATGATTTTGAGTTTAAGAAAAAAGAAGACCCAAGAATTCAGGATGCTATTGATAAATATGGGGCTGATTCTCCTCAGGTACAGCAAGTTAAGCAGCAGATAAAGCAGCAAGAGGTAGATAAGGCTTATTCTTTGGCTGACGTTGAAAAGAATTATTTAAGTTCCCTTCAGAAATTAGCAGCTGGAGATTACTCTTATACTCCTGAGCAGGCTGCTCAAATTGGGAAGTTTATTGACCCTATCAAGGGGGTTATTGAGAAAACATCTAGTGATCTACTTACCCAATACGGGGCGTCTGATAAAGAATTAAGGAATGCTTTGGATGGGATTAGCAAATCAATTGATCAGACTGGTTTTGATGTCACTTCTGCTCTCCAGGCAGCTAACGTGCAGTTTGAGCAGAGTGGAAAGAATTTAATGGGTATTTTAGATGAGGTGACCTCATCTGCAAATGCCAAAGCTAAATTTGAATTTGATCTTCTTTCCCAGCAAGCAGATACTCAAGCCGCTCAGCAAGCTGCCTTGTTAGGGATGCCTCCTGGTTCGATGTCTGAAAAGTTAGCCTCACAAAAGATGAAGACGGATGCTTTACAACAGATTGAGCTCAACCTGGCTTTGAATCAAGCTTCTGGTAAATTACAAATCCAAGGTGGAGTTGAATCTGGGAAGCAACAAATTTCTCTTTCTAAAGTCGCTTTAGCAGAATCCCAAGGGGGTAAGAAAGAAGATGTCGCTAAGATGGGGTTTGGGCTTACCCAAGATTATATGAATAAGATTGAGGGTGTGATTGGGAATAAGGGGAATGCCCTTACTCAACTAGAACAGCAAAAGCAAAATATGCTGTATGGAGCTGCTTATGGGAATCTACCTGGCCAAATAGCGGCTGCTCAAGGTGGGTTAATGTTTGATACCCAACAAAAAGCAGGCCAAGTTAATCTTCAGAATGCCTTAATGAGTCCATTGCAACAACAGCTTTCTGTTGAGCAGCAACGTCAATTAGCTGAAACTACTACCACTCAAAAACAGAAAAAAGGCTTTATAGATAGTTTCACGGAAATCGCTGGTGGCATTGCTTCGCTTGCTGGTGCTGGTATGGGGATAGGTGGTATGATTGGTGGAGGCGGCGGAGCAAGTGGTGGAGGTGGTGGATTCGCTCCTAGTAATTATGGGTATGGCGGAGGATTAGATTTAAACGTATTTAAACCTGTGGCCCAAGGTAGTCCATTCCACTTTGAATATTAGGATTTATTATGGCGGTATCAACATTACAAGAAGGTTTGCGAGACTTAACCAGAGGGTTTGAAACCCGTTACAAGGTTAAGGCTGATCGTGAGAAAGCTCGGAAGGAAGAGCTTGCGGCTCAGAAAAAACAAGAAGCTCTTACTGCTTTAGGAGGAGTTGTTTCTGGATCCGTTGCTGGTGATACAGATTTAGGTAAATACATCTCTACAGGTCTAACCACAGGGCAATTGGATGCTAAAGATGCGATGGGGACCTTCTCTGGATTGGAGCGTGAGAAACTTATTATGGGGCTCCATTCTAAAGCTCTTAGAGAGACGGACCCTGCAAAGAAACGGGAGCTCCAAAACGCAGCTGCGTATATGTCAGATAAACTTTTTCATTATAATGAAGACGAAGCTTATTGGAAAACAAGAGGTGCTTTAGTAGCTAAAATGCAATTGGGTTTTAGATTTAAAAATGGAGATGGTTTTCAGGCAAGCTCATCTGGAAAAATACCAGTACAAGTTAGCATCGATCCATTCAAAAACGATTTATTAGAATTTATTAAAAACGATAAAGTTTATAATTTGGTTCCAGATGATAAATTGGGGAATGGTGTTTTGAATTTAGATATTCCTTTAGAAGAAAAACAGGCTTTTCGTGATAGAATTGATACTTTTTTAAAAAATAAATTTAAAGATTTTTATGGGACTTTACCTGCCAGGCATAAAGAAGGAATTATAGCTAATATGGGTCAAGTAATTCAAAAATATGGTGATTCAGCTATTGTAGGATTAGGCACTAGTGGGTCTGATATTATGATAAAAGGACTTACTGAGCCAGCTGATATTGATCCAGATGAATGGATTCAAATGAAACAAGATGTTGAATCTCAGGGCTCTGGGAAAAAAAAGAAGTTTTTTATGAAGCCTGGGAAGCCACCAGAAAAGAAGACTCCTTATTCAATCCTGACAAATGCACTCAAAAAAGCGATTGTTCCTATTAATGATGAAAAGAAATTGACTGATTATTATTTGGGTAAATAATGGCACCTTTATTTAAAAAAAAAGATGAGGCTTCTGTAGATTCTCAAATTTCTGATCTTATTAAAAAAGATGAGATCCCAAATATCCCAACTGTTATAGACGCTATTAAGAGTGGAAAAGTTGATCTTGAGACTATTAAGACTAAGCATCAATCGTTAAAATCTCAAACCACTCCAGTGAAGCCTGGTGCTGGTTTCAACGCGAACGAAACTACTCCACAAATTCCTGTTAAAGATTCTAGTAAGAAAATGGGCGGCCCATCTATCGATGAAGTTCTCAACACTGCTGTCAACAATGATCAGATTCCAAATATCCCAGCTGTTTTAGATTCCATTAGAAGTGGGAAAGTCACATTTGAGCAAGTCAAACAGAAACACGATAAGTTTAAAGCTGAGAATCCTGTAGTTTTAGCGGAGATAAAGCCCGGCAAGGTAGATATAATACGTAATGATCTTAACTTCACTCAGGATAAAAAGTCAGCAGTTGAGCTATTAAAAGAGGTCCCAACAAATTGGGATTCCACTGTTGCAAATATTCGTTTTGGTAATGTGCAAGGTTCTGGTGGAAGCCAGATGGCTCCTGATTTTAAACAAACCAGTGTGGTTGATTTCACAGGGTTGACTCCAGGCAAGTATGGTTCTCCAAGTGGTGGTAACCTTACAATCACTGACGAAGGTGGCATCCTATTTGGTAACCTGACTGATGATGAAACTAAACAGATTCGGACAGCTTTAAGTGATCGCCAATTTGCTTATGGCAATGCTCGGGGCCAGTCTTATTCCGGTCAAAAAATGTTAGCTGGAGCTACATTCGGTATTTATGATCCGAATATTGATCCGATTAGTAAAACAGAAGCGGTCATTGGTTTAGCAACTGAATTTGTAACCGGGATTGCTGCTTCAACTCCATTATCTGGAGCCTTTGCTAAACTACCACTTGTATCAAAAGTAGTTAAATCTGGTGGAGCACTAGGAGAATCAATTCAAGGACTAAAGGCTGGCAAGGTAGCTGCAAAAGTTCTTGGAAATACGGAAGCTGCAGCTGCAGCCGGGAAAGAACTTTTCAAGCTACGGGCTGTTAAGGCTGCTACAGATAGTGTCCTTATTGGAGGGGAAAGCTTTGCTATCGGAGCCCCTGTAGGGGCTACTAAGGGTTTACTTCGAGGGACTGAGGCTGGTCAAAAGAAGGGCGAGTATGAATTTAAGGGGGCCATGGGGATTCTTGAAGATGCTTTAGTTGAGGGTGGGACCTACGCTGCAATTGGTTTAGCTGCGGCTCCTGTTCTAGCTGGGGTCGGCTCATTATTTAAGCTCAAGCAGAATATTAAATTTAAGAAAGGCCTCAAGGGAGTTGTAGAGAATGAGGCGGCTCGCGATGCTTTAGGGACCATTGGTAAAAGCGGAGTGGATGATTTAATGCTTGGACTTGAGCAGGCGAAGGTTTCTGGAACTATTACTCCCGAGCAAACTACGGTTTTAAATGGATATAAAAAGATGAAGCTGACTCAGCCTGTAATCGGAACTGAGGCAGCTTTGCTTTCAAATCCTGAGGTGCTGGGGTATTCTTTCCAAGAAAGAGCTAAAATCTTAGCCAATAACTTGGTTGGAGAGAATGGTATTTTAAAGGGTTTGGCAGATAGCAACCCTTACTTAAAAACTCTTCTCGATACCGGTAACGATCTTGAAGTTTTAGACAATATTCAAGCTTCAGTCACAGATCAAATCGCGAAAGATCCTGATGCAAAGAAGTATATAGCCGCTCCTTTTATGCAGGATGCTTCATCGATCCATGAAGTTTTAGCCAATCGAGTTATAAATAAAGTTAAAAATCCCGAAGCTTATCCTGAACTGAAGAGGTTCATGATGAATTATTTGGATCAGCCAAGTGCTGAGAACTTATCTCTCTTAGAGCAATCGGCTCCGCAGAAAACTTTTAAAAAAATCAAAGAACAAACCTATCTTGATCCAAGGTTAAAGCCTCAAGAAATTGACACTATGGTCAATGGTTACTTCGACAACGCTTTTAAAGAATTGGCAAACAAGCCTAGTGGAGAAGTGTTCGCTCCTAAGAATTTAGGCAAGTTTCAAGAGACGGACTCTGCTTTAAGGGCAGCTACAACGTTTAATAAGGAACTCAATAGAAGCTATCTTAATGCTTATATGGAGAACCCTTATGTGTTTGATGATAACTTCGCTCGCGTGAAACCTGAGTTAATGGAGCCGACTAGGAATGTTGTTAATCTTCGTAGGTTGATGAATGAGCGTTCCACCGCTTTGGGGAAAAGACGAGAATTGACTGGGTTGATGAATGAGTTGAATGAGAGCTTCAAAACAGCCGCTGACGACGCGATCCGTTTAGATATCAACAAGTCTATTTCTCAAGCTAAGGATAAATACAGAACACTTACGACTGTATTGGCTGGTCAGAATAAGCAAATCAATAACATCCAAACAGCCCTTGATGCTTTGGACTCTGGGATGAAGACGGAGGCTTATCAGTTCGCTTCAGGAGTATATCTACCATCCCGGAAATATAACCCGGCAGGGAATAAGGGTAATCCATTATCTTATGGGGATGCTTTAGATAAGAAGATGGAATTGGCTCCTCAGGTTGAGAGCTTGAAGCAAGAATTGCTTACTGCGGATACTCAAGAAGTTAAACTGGCTATTGAGGTTAAGCTTAAGAATTTAAGGAATCAATATAACCCGGCACTGCAGAACTCTGCTGACTTTATGAAGCGATATGGGAATAGGGAGAATCCTGTTTTCATTAATGCCAATTCAGAATTGGCTGACGTGATGAACTCTTACAATGCCAGTGGGACTGATATCAGTCCTGAATTAGCGAAGACTTTTACATTTAAGAATCCAAATCCATTTCTTTTAAACATTGATAACCCTAGAAGGCAAATCTCCCGTGAGCTCGGGCCAAACAACGTTGTAGAAAAGATGTTTAGGAAGATTCGTGACCGTGGAGCAGCTATTGCTCAGGATGAGAAAAGGATAGCTAAAGTCATTGATGATTTAGATATTAAAGAAGGATCTACTCTTTCTGCTTTAACTCAGAAAATTGGGGAAGGGCAGATGTTCTCGGATGATCCATCTTTCCTTAAATTGAACCCTAATGACCAAAAGAAGATCCTCACCGCTGAACCTATCCTCCGAGGGATTTATAACGATCTTATCGATACAATGAACAAAACTCATCGAGAGAACTTCCTCCCAGAAGTTCGTAAGATGGATAATTACTATTTACATTTTAGCGAGACGATGGATGATTTTGGGACTAAACTTACTAATTGGATGAGGGGAGATACTGATGTCCTTGAAAAGGGATCTTATCACTTAAAGCAGGATTACAATTTAGATTCCAATAGGACCTTCTTTGCTTCTGAGAAACGCCGTAAAGGTGGAGAGTACACTGACGATGCTATTGGAGGTATCAAGAGATATATAAAGCCAGCTTTAGAGCGAATCTACTATGCTGACTTGGTTCGAGAAATTGACTCTGCGAAACTGTTTGCTCCTCAGAATCTGAGAGATTATCTTCAAAATATAAAAGAAGGTTACTTACTTAATTCTCCCCATGAATTGGATTCTCAAGCTACCCCAATGGTTAAGAAGGCCTTTACTGCAGTTCGTAGTCGCCTGGGGAAGGGAGCAATCCTCTTCAATGTTAACTCCATGTTTCAGCAGCTTCTTTCTGTTCCTACTAACTTTGCCGTTTCCCCATGGGATGGAGTCCGATCTATCAATCAGATGTTTACCAAAGAGGGTAAAGAGATTCTTAGCGGTTCTAGGACGCTTGCTATGAGAGATATGACCGCAATTGATATCGATAGAGGTCCTGGATTCTTTACGAAAAGTATTTTTGATAAACTAAATCTCAACAAAGCTAAAGTTGCTGTCAATGAAGGTAAGAAGTTTTGGGAAGAGATTGGTGGTCTAGGGATGAAGACCTTTGATAAAGTGGCTGCTTCTCATGCTTACCTAACAGGGTACAACCGAGCAGTACGTGGTGGAGCGACTAAAGATCAGGCTAGGGATTTTGCTGACCGTTGGGTTGAGTTAATCCAGAATGATACAACTAAGATCTCCCAGCCGCAAATTTACCAATCGACTCTTATTAAAGCTTTTGGCCAATTCCAATCTTTTCTGACAAACTTTGGCGCAACGATAATGAATGATCTTCCTAATATTGCCTCCAGAGATGGGTCTAGAAAAGCTGTTGGGATGGTGATGAGAACGATGGCAGGCTTCTCGATTGCCAATGAGACCGCAAAGGCTGTTGGGATACCTGCCCCATACGACCTCGATTCGTTTGTTCCATTCCTAGGTGCCTCAAGATTTGGGGCTCCAGGGATGGCAAGTGCAGTCCCAGATGCGATTAAATATATGTTTGGTGATGAGCGGACTCAGAAAGAATCATCGAAGAGACTAAAGCGATTGGCAGTAGGACTTGCTTTCCCAGGTGCTGGTCAGGTTTATAAAACTGGTGAAGCCTTACTGACTGAAGACTCGACTGACTCTGAGGTAAGGAGATCTGTAAATCAAAAGTCTACTTCGTTAATCTCCCCTAAAAATCAGCGTAGGATTTTTGGCCCAAAGACAGTTAAATACCTGCAGAAAGAAAAGGCTGAAGAGCAGGGTAGAAATTACAAGCCTAAAAATATTGATAAAGTTAGAAGTGTAGTTAGGAATGAATTAAAGTTTTTACGAAACTACTAGGAGTCAGACTTTGGATGAGAAATTTAAAAGAGCTTTAGCTTTTGTGCTCAGAAAAGATATCGAGGGTGGTTACGTAAATGACCCGAGGGATCCAGGGGGAGCCACCAACTGTGGAGTTACTCAAACTGTTTATGATGAGCAGCGAACTAAGCTTAAGCTTCCAAAACAGTCTGTTAAATTTATCTCTAAAAGAGAAATTGAAGATATCTATTCTACTAGTTATTGGACTCCTGCCCGTGATGATAGCTTTTCTTCAAATCTTTCTCTCACTCTTTTTGATTATGCAGTTAACGCTGGGGTTAAAAGGGCTGTTAGAGCCCTTCAGTTAGCTGCAGGCACCTGTCCTGATGGCGAGATGGGGCCTAAGACCGTTGAAGCAACACAGGCTGCCATGGAGCGTTATGGAGAGAAGAATTTGATAGATAAGATTAATACGACTCGTAATAATCACTATATGAGACTTGGATCCACGGCTAAGTACAAACCTTTCTTAAAAGGCTGGCTAAATCGGTTAGCCGCTCTCAAGAGGGAGTTAGCTTTATGAAGCAAGGATTAAAGACAACGGAGTTCTGGATGACTGTAGCTACCATCATTGGATCAGTTGCAGCAGCCAGCCAGGACATATTGGATCCTAAATATGCGGCCATAGCTTCCTTGGTCAGCACGGCCGCTTATACAATCTCAAGAGCTCTCGCTAAAAGGCCTTAGTTAAGGCCTTTTAATATTTTGGTTTATCCCTGTTACGTTACCTGCTTTTCCACCCGTAGCTGTTTGCCATTGCTGGATTCTTCTGCCCTGAGCTTCTTCAATCAATATCTTGGCTTCAGTTGTTTTCCGAGCTGTGGCTACAGGATCAAATCCAGTATCAACACATAGAATGTTATCAATACTTAAGATCCAGATCTCAGGCATATCTTCTGGGATAATAACGTTTAAGCTATAACCGGAGTCAGGATTAAACTGAACGATATCTCCGATTTTAAGTTTCTGCTTCTTAAACTCTTTTACTTCATCCCCTGTAGGCGTATCTCCAATCTTTATTACTCGCCCATAATAGGACATACGAATTCGATCTGATCCACCTTTTTGATCCAAGTGAAGGAAAGACTTCGCGCTCATTACGTCAATCTTTTGAATGACAACAATGTCTTCATGGATGGCATTAATACTACCAGCCCTATTTAAGATAGCCTGGTCTCTCTGCTCAAGCTTCGCAATCTGCTCATCAATTTTCTTTTTTACTTCTGGAGAAAGCATCTCGTGAAGATTTTCCATTATTTGTCTCCTGTTCATTTTCAGTGGTTAATAGTTCTAAAAGTTTTTCGTTATAAGTCCCGTCAGGGTAAATAGCATTAGCTTCTTTTAATTGATCGAGTATGAAGCGATAATTAGTCCCAAGCGCAATAGCTGCCTTCACTGAATTGATCTTACAACCAGACCAAAGCCATTCATGAGAATTCTTAAAATTCTTTTGCTCTTCAGCTCTCACAAAGTGCTCTTGGAACAAGGATGGCCAAGCTAGCATGGCTAGCACTGCCATCTCAGGTCCTACTGGGAAAATAATACCTAAGTTTACTGGTTGGCTTTTAAGTTTGGAGATTTGCTCGATCATCTTTTGGCCCCATTTTATTGGCTGTATTGTTTTCTGCTAACATCTTCATTTCGTTAAAGTTGGAATCAATGAGTTCTGCTGCATATAATGTAGATGCACTTGTCTGATCTAATATCGCTGCTAAGCTTTCCGGAAATGAAACATGGGTTTGATCCAGGATAAAGCATCTGAGAGTCTTGCCGTCGATACGTGCTGTACCTTCTCGCAAATAATAAGGTTCACTCTTTAAATGATGGGATATGGCTTGTTTGGCATGGGGGAGAGTCTCCCGAAGACCTTTTGTTCTCTGTTCCCACTGCGCATATGCGTTCGAGAAACAAAAGGCTGACTCGTCTCGTTTCGTTCTAACATTTCTAATCTTTGTAATGATAGTCCCGTGAACTGAATTAGCTGACCAAAGATCCCAGACATCATTAAGAAATACATTCAAAGCCTGACTGTGGTCTACAAATAATGTCCTCTCAACACTTTTCTCGCCAATATAATCAATGAATGTTTGCTCTTCTCCAAAAAAAACATCGCAGACTCCAGCGACAACGCTGAAATGTTTACGACTTCGGTTGTCCGCCTTCATCCCTTCGGTTTCCTCAAAAGCTTTGATGTAGCCATCCACCTGCTTTTTAATAGCCCCCCAGTATTTTTCCTTGTTGGTTAATATTTCATGGCCAAAGTAGTTAAACATTTGGCTATTGGTCTGAAGCCATCTAAAAGCATCTTCATTTTTATTATAGTTAACTCTTGATACTGGGATAGCAAGGCATCGGCTATTTAATGCTGAATCAGCTGGCTGTTCTTCTCCACTTATTACGAGAGTTGAACGGGCTGTGTAGGTCTTGAGAATCCCGGGTTGTTTATCGGATTGGATGATTGTGGATTTGTCGTAGATGCTTCTAAGGAGGCTGTTTTTCTTTGTGATGTGAGCGTCGTCTTTGTTTCGGTACTCTTCTAGCCATAGGGGGATCATAGACAAAACTGACGTGGCGATCTTGATCCCTGCAACTGTGCTGCCGCTAAACGGGACTCCCTTTTGAGTGAACCCGTAGAAGCTCGTGATCCAGTTGGCGAGAGTTGATTTACCAACTTGCTGTTTCCCAAAGAAGAATAGGAAAGGATAGACGCTCCATTCTTTTAGGATCTCCGGCATGAAGAAGTTCCCGATTGCCCAACCCAAAATTAGCCTGGCCGTATTCGGTTCCATGCATTCTCGTAGCCGGTTAAGGATATCTACAGTTGTAAAATTTGGGGCCTCAGAGCTGAGCATCGGGCTTAGGGCACTCTCCCCATTAAATGGAAGCATGAACCCAGAGTCTTCAATCCATACAATGCTATCTTCATCCGCAGGGTAGAATATGTTTTTATAGTAAGCTCCGTTAGAAAAGAACCAAATCCCAGTTTCACTATCGTGGCCCATATATTTTAACTTGCGAACTTGGCGGCCATCTTGGTGAAGGAATACGAAATGCCAAATATCTTGCAGCTCTTTTTCCCCACCGTAGAATTCGAAATCACCAAGCTCGTAGCAAAACTTTTGGAATTGGTTCTTACTCACCATCATGTCAGGACGGAGGATGATCTTCTTGCTCTTCCCAAAGTTTGAGTCGAGGTAACAGAATCTTTCAGCTCCCTCTTCTCCAAAAACAGTATAGCTGATACGGATTACAAAGTTGCTAAGCCTTTTCTCTTTGGACTTATCATCTGGAGTAACCATATCTATACGAGTGTAGCTAAGGAAAGATTCTTGGATTGGGCCTTTATACAGGAATCGCTGAATCCTTCTTTCGATGAAGGATTTATGCGAGTCTGCAAGCTCCCATTGGTTTCTGTAATCTGTCTCGCTAACGGAAGAATCAATTAAGTTCTGATATTCTTTTGCGCTAATCCCTTGAGAGAGCACCCCATCAATATCAGCTTTTCCGTTTACCATCCACTTAGGCTTAAGCTTAGCTATGGTCGTCTTAAGGTTATTCTTATTGAGAAGGTAGGCCATGACGTATTCATAGATCAGAACTTCGTAACGCTTAGTATAGTCAGGCTTATAATTCTCAAACTGAGGGTCATTCTTTATCTCGTTATCGAAACAAATGACGACCTTCTTAGTCCCGAGTCCATGGAAGATATCAATCAGCTTTGAAAGATTTTTGCGGCTAAAAGAACTAATGCCAGGAATACCTATGGCAGGTTTACCCATCATGCATGAAGCAATAGCTTTAAATTCAGACTCAGCGAGTACCAGTTCCTTTGTATTACCTTCCTCCAAAAGATGGTAGGGGACGAAGACATTAGCTCCCGCATTGCTGAAGCCAGACTTGTGCGGTCTTAAGTGTATTACGTCCCCATTTGGATCTAGGTAGGGGATAAGGATACCATCATTTTTGAGAGCCCATTGGTACTCTTCAGGAAGGCTCGTAAAAGTATCAAGGAAATCTTCTGAGAATAAATACTCCCCGCTACTCCTAAATTGAAACTTATCAATGATCTCATTAGTGAAACCACGTTTCTCGATTAGTTGCTTCCTGTGATGTGGGAGCAGCATGCTGCTCTCTACTATCAATTTGTAAATAGATAGACGATCCATGGGAAGGCTTACTTCTTATGATATTTTAAGGCTTATCTAGTAAGGAGTCGGAGAAACGATTTGGCTATCAACTTCATGGTCATCTATATCCGCCGCGAAATCTCGAGTTAGCTTATTTTGCTTTTTCCACTCCAAGACTTTTCTGGCAGCTTCAATCACCAATCGGATTTCATCCTGGGTAGCTCTCTCGGTTTCAATTCGATGAGGATCAATAACATGGTAGACCCACTTATCTTTTTTATCCTGCCTGCTATGAAGCGTGTATTTGGTCCCGAAAGGGATTTGGAGAGGATCATGCACAATAAGATTAATCAGTTCCTTCCCAGCTTTGTAATTATTCTTCCGAAGATTAATCTCAGCAATATTAGTTAAATCTATTGGCTCACCAGCTTTGATAATCAATGCAATGATGTTAATCGAAAGCTTGCAGTCCGGGATCTTACGGTGCTCTTTAGTCCCCCAATCGTTCCAGTATTGTTTATGAGGACATGCATTACACTTATGGCCATCTTGAGAATTGATTAGATCAAAGCTCGAACAGATCACATTGCCTGCTTTATCAAGGTAGCTCGTTGCTTCATCGGTGTATAAAGGAAATATGGTAACGGTCTCCCCATAATTCTCATTCCGCACATTGATAGTAAAATCTCCTGGCTTGGCCAAACCCCCTTGAACGGATTCTGATAATGGGTTATTAAGCTTGAGCCTTGGTATCTTGATGAGTTCCCTGCGGATGTTTACACTCCCTTGAAACTCGCTCTGGATATCTCTGAGCTCCTGGAACTGCACAATAGCGTTTTCTGCTTTAATGGCTACAGCTTTTGATTCAGTTGCTTTTTGAGTCATTTAGGCTCTCCTTTATAATTTGATCTTTCAATGCTTCGCAGTCTTTGATAATTTCCAAACAACTTTTTTGGGATTCATCCAAAAGGCGATAGATCCCCTTTATGGAATAGAAGGCTTCAAATTCGAAGGCTCCTCCAATTGATTTTTTAATTGAATTTACTCGTGTTAATAGAACTGACAAGGCACGACTAAACTTTCCCGACATAGCTCACTTAATATCTATTGAATTAAAATTCGTATAATTTAATCCAGGCAAACGAGTAGGATTACTATTATCTTCAAATAACTCTTTGGCAATCCGCTTAAGAGTCGCATGATGAATATCCCACTTCATCACGTCTTTATATCCATTCGAAGCAAGCCATGTAATAACGCACTCTTTGTCTTCTACACTGATATTTAAGATCGATTTCATCTTTAGTTTGTATTCACCCATATCAATGATAGATTCTTCCGTCCCAACTGTAAACGGCTCCCAGCTATTTCGAATGTCTTCTTTGACCAGATGGATTTCTTTATTCAATCGGTTCAGTTCCATCTCTAACTGATCTTTATTATTTTTGAGATCTAAGAGTTTATCTGACTTTATGGATAGTAACTCTTTTAGCTCTTTAAACTTTCTTTCATTATCTTCTTTTTTGTTCGTAGCGTACGACTTGGTAAATTCTAAAATATCTTGTTCATTGCTCACGCAGAGTACTCCAGATTAGTAATGGCTTCCGCTAGACGTCTTGAATCCCCAGTCACTTTGTCAGCCAGATTCTCTTTTAACTTTAATGAATCAATCACAAGTTCATCTACTGTATTAGGGATTACAAAGTCGTAATAAATTACATTGTTCTTCTGACCGGTCCGGTGAGCCCTGTCTTCCGATTGCACCCGGGTCTCATATGACCATGAGTTACCGTAATAAATCACATGCTTGGCTGCAGTTAGGGTAATCCCAACTTCAGCTTTCTTTAATTGAGCCAAGAAAATGATCGGCTCTTTTGAATCTTGAAACTTATCAACTACCCGAGATCTCTCTTCGGAAGAGCCATCATACAGAACCACATTGTATTTATCTTTTAAGTTCTCGTACAAGTTTTTAATGTCGGCTTCGTACCAAGCAAACAGTATGATCTTATCGTTATCAATATCTTCTAAGAGATCTTTCAACATTTCGAACTTTCCCGAAGGGAGAATTGTTGTAGATTTCTCATTGTAAATGAAACCTTGGCAAATCTGCTGAAGCTTCTGAATCAGCGTAGTAGCGCTATTAATATTAAAAGTTGTGCTCTGGATCATAGTGCTAAGTGAATTCTTCAGTTCAAAATAATGTTTCTTTTGCGCTGCTGTAAACGGACAATAAATCGTTTTATAAATCTTCTCAGGTAAGTCCAAGCACTCTGCCTTGGTCTTCCTCAGAGCAATCGTTGAGATCTTATCCTCAAGCTCTTCTAGATGCTTAAAACGGTACGGAAGCTTCACTTCCCTAAGACCACCGGGTGACCTAACGGTCATGCGTTTAAAGTCAATGTGGCGCCCCCTGAAGGCCCAGAAGTTACTAAATAGGCCAGGGTGTATAAAGCTCGCCTGCGACCATATATCCTCAGGAGACTTTGATACTGGAGTCCCTGTAAGGATAAACCGATGGGGAATCACATGCCCTAGACTCAGCACAATCTTACTCTGCTGTGACCCGCGGTTCTTAATCCGATGGGATTCATCGAGGATGATGGACTGGAAACCTTTATCCATAATCTTTGATGGGCCTATTACCCGCAGGCCCTCATAGTTTATGATATAAATATCTGCTTTATTCGCAGATAAAACATCCAATCGATCCCGATAAGTACCAAGCAACTTTGCTACCTTAAAAGGATATTCAAATTTTATAACTTCTTTTTCCCAGACTGAAACGACAGATAAAGGGGCTACTATGAGACATGGAAATGGATTTAGTCCTTTATCCAGCATCTTCTGCAGATGCTCTAACATCACCAGTGTTTTTCCTAAACCCATTTCAAAAAATAGTCCTGCAGATTCCTTGTCGGAAAGAAATTCTAGAGCTTCATTTTGATGACTCATTAACTGCATAGGACTATTTGTAATAAGTATACCCGGACGAGAAGTGTAATTGATAATTTAATTTTAGTCAACAAAAAGTAAAATTAGACTGATTTATTCTTCAGTAACAAATGTATTTGGGAAGCTAGCGGTTGGGACAACGCTAGCGTTGAGAATAGAGCAGGGAAGGAGAACGGATAAAATATCTTCAGCGGATGGATTCTTAGACCACAAATGCATGAGCTGTTCAGCTTTAACGACGATATGCTTTGGATACTTCTGGCGGATGAGCCAGTAGTCATTGTCATTGCTAACAATGCGAACAATTGAATTGTCTGATTTGAATTTGATTACGAAACGGAGTGCAGAATCGGCGAAAGCTCGGATTGGCATAGACAAAAACTTTTCCTTCTCGAGCTTGGCAAACTCTTTTAACTCATCGTCATATACCCAGGCCTGCACTTCTTTTTCTTTAATAGGTTCCGGCTTGTTGCGATTAGCAAAAACGAAAGGAGAAAACTTAATGGATACCTCTTCACTCACTCGATTTCTCCATGTCTTTAATTATCCCCGCGAGAATAACGAGATAATTCCGTGCATCATGAATTCGGCTGAATATTGTTTCTTCACTAAACTCTCGGCCTTCACGGATATAGTTAATAATCGAATCGATATGCTTCATAAAAAAGACTAGCCAAACAATCTTTGGATCCCCATTCTTACCTGGAAGTAGTTTGGCAATCTCTTTAAAGTTGGCTAGTCTATCATCACTGCCACGGATGTACTCGGTACCCTTTACATCTAGCAGGCGAAGCTCTTCTTTGAAGAAGTCTTGAACAAGTTGATTGAAGTCATTAGAGGTCATTAACTACATTTTCTTTATCTGTTACAGATTCAAAATCTTCATACTCTTCAAACACTGCTTTCCACATTCCAGATCTTGCCTTGATAGCTTCGTTCATATTTGCTTCGTAGTGGCCTCCATTCTCTGGTTTCCTTACGACAGCATATCCTAGCGAGACCATTACTTCTGCTATATCTACCGAATTTCTCTTCTCTGGGTCATAGAAGCTGCAGGAAGCTATTGATGGACCAACCCTTAGCGGCCCACTACGATCCAGACATTTAATCTTTTTCTTGTTAATGATCACATCCAGCGCAAACTTGCTTTGCATACCGAACTTAGACCTCATACCGGGAGCCTGGATACCCCAAAGGTCAATCGTCTTACCGCTTCCCATTTGGATGGTGTCACCATCCACTGCAACTGCAGTCCCTTTGTAGTACTTATCAAACACAAACTTGCTGCAGAGAAAGAATACAACTGACAGCAATAAGAACGTCACAAGTTTTAATCTCTTGCGATAAGCAGAGATAGTCATTTCATTTTGATCCATGGTCAAAACTCCTTTTACTTTGTTAATATTAATTTACTTTATAAGTTTGTCTTCGACAATTTGGCGGGCTCCATCATGTGGAGTGTTTGGAGAGGAAAACTCTTCAAGAGAGTCATAGGTTTCACTGTTCAACCGGAAGCTGACAATCTTTGTCATCTTCTCTTCTTCGTTCTTCTTAGGTCTACCGACCTTTCTCTTCGAGTTTATCTTTCCACCAGTAGTCTTCCATTTTTTGATAGCTTTGATTTCATTTTGTTCTTTCATAACAACGCTCAAATGTTTCTCACTTTCTGTTAAAAGAGCCTGCAGAGCACTTTTAAGTTAAGTATGATTAGCTTATTTCTTCTTACTCTTCCTAGCTACGCTAAACGCGATAGCGATAGCCTGCTTATGAGGTCGCCCCTCATGTGAAAGTTTGCTAATATTTGAGCTGATTGTTTTCTTACTTTTTCCTTTTTTTAATGGCATACCCGTTGCCTTTACCTTTCTTACTTGATTGTTTCTTTTTCTTTGGCTTTTCCGAAAGAAAATTTATAAATTCGTAAGCTTTAAACTGTTCTGCTGGTTTCAGAATAATTGGCATAAGACTACCTTTTCCGAGATCGATTCTGCTTTGGAGTCTGAATCCTCAAGTTTCCGTACCCGTTACCACCCTTAATACCTGCCTTATGATCCACATCCATACCTTTTATGGCTGACTTACCGTACTTTTTTTCCATCTTAGCCCTGGCCTGAGCTCTCTTAATACGGTTTTTCTTTTGCGCTGGAGTCCGCTCACCATACTCATCTTTATAATCTCTTGGATAGGTATAGAGCTTGCCTTTAACTTTAACCTTCTTAGTTCCGATGGCCATTAAATGGACTCCTTTTAACAGCAAACCATATATTTGATTTCATCAAGCCTCACCCATAATTGATCAGGGTAATCTGGCCATATATTATTCAATTCTTCTGGAGTTTTGTCATCGTCAGTGCTTTGTCTAGAAAGAACAATCCATACATCGTCGATGTAATGAATTTTACAATTGGTCCATCCGCCGATTTTCCAAATAATATTATAATCTAAATCGAAATTTATAGGGCAATGCTTCATTTCTTTTTAACCTTTTTACTAATCTTCTTTTTCAACTTTGCGCCTAAAGAAGAAAGCTTGTTCTTCCCATAAAAATCTTTAAACTGTCCTCGCATGGTAGTGGCCATGATTAATCCTCCTGAAGATGGCAGTTACAATTACTATAGGTATTTGATTCCATAATTTTCCTTTGTTCTTCTTCCGGTAAATTTTGAAAATTAATGATACCACTCTCTATCTCTGGGATAAGGCTTGGATCAAATAAATCTACGAATGCTCCTCTTATATTTTTCTCCACCAGCGACTCCTATCCATAGATACATGATTGCTGCGCCAGCTTCCGATATACAAAATCTTTAGGTCTGTCATCCACTGAAACCGATACAACCCTGGCAGGTCCAAAGGGTTTAATCTTTGCACTCTGTTCTGGAGTAGTCATCGAAATCTCCTGTGCCTGAAACTCATCCTCGAGTAGCTTGACGGCTTCCTTCGAATCATGAGCCAATAAGTGAACACAACATATTCGATCTTTGCTATTTTTCAAGACTGCCTTGAACATTGTAAGATTATTTCTCATTTTTTTTCCTTTTAGCTTTATTTTTAACCGTTTTTTTAACCGTTTTTTTAACATCTAAATAAATTTTTGCGATGTTTTCTAAAGCTAGATCGATTACATTTCTTAAATCATGCAGAATCAAAATATGATCCCTCAACTGGTTTTCAAATTCAAACCTTCCGTCAAAAGTATCTTTCCTCTCATTATGTACTTCGATCCAATCTCGATAAAAAGGGGTTGTTTTTTTAGGTTTTGGCTTTTTAAGCTTTAATGGGTTAACTTTCTTAGTACGCATTTTTTAGTCTCCTACAATATTCTGCTATTAATACAGCGTCCGAGTTCTTCAGGGTCCACTTATGGCCCGGGAAGAGTCTCTGGGCTGCTTCCTTAGTAACGTTTTTATCTCCTTGGGTCATACACTTCAGGTACTTCATCCAAAGTTGGGGAATATGCTCTTCGAAAGGGATGCCGTAGGCGATAAGGAGCGCATAGACAATTCCTGACGCCCGGCCAAACTTGAATGTAGAGGGAGCTCCCTGACCTGGTCTGGAAGCAACCTTCTCAAGGATCGCAAAGTTAATCTGGTCTGAGTATTTGAAGAACAGCCTCGATACTTCTGGTATAGTGTGCTTCTCAAACTCGATGAGATCTACCACATCCCCGGTAGCAGTTAAGAGAGCAGCAGCTCCAGTCATCCCAGGGTCAACCCCCATGAATAGATTTCTTGTTGTCACTGTCGTGCCTTTAAATAATATAGAAAATGTTTATTGAGCGGAATTGAGTTGCTTGATTTGAATCTGACGGCTGGCCCAATAGTATGGCCATTCAATCATTCGATTCTCTTCACTCTCACGCGTACGATACCAATCCGGAACCGGAGGGGCCATAACGGCAAACCAATCCAGTAGGCTTTTGTCATCGGTAGTGTATTGGAACATTAACCAATCTCCTTTAAGAAGCTTGCTTCCAAACAAAATCTATTAAATAAATAATCCCAAAAGAAAATAATAAGGTTAAAGCAGAAATAAATATTATTTTATTACAGGCTATCCAAACTCTAATAATGCGTTTTAGATTGATGCTTGAATCTTCTAAATAATTAAAAATACTGAACATTATAAATAAAAATAATTCAATAAGTCCTATCGTGGCAGTAAGATTCCATAAGACTTTCATTTAATACCATTCCTCGAACGCATAACGCTTTCCATCCTCGTCATCACACATACAGTCACACTGCCATGACTCACAGTCTAAACATCGCTTACAGGTGCCTTTATGGCAGTCACATCCATCTTCTTCATGTAACCCGGCCAAGGGGATCTCTTCTGACATCTGGTACATCGATATACATTCCAGTATAAGTTTGAATATAAATCTTCTGGGCCTTTGTAGATTACAGGCTCAAGAGTCATTCGGTGACGAAAAATTTTACAAAGAAGTCTCTTCATCTAGATTATTTGTAAACAAATATTAATAGATTGTCAATAGGAAATAAAAAAGCCTTACTGGCTTTGCACCAATAAGGCTCTCCGGGTAAGAAAGGAAACATGAGTTCAGCTTCAAGCACTGCGTGTTCTGACGCTCGTTACTGAATTGGATTTTTGCATAGACAAATCCCTCTCCGCTTGCAATCTTTTCTTTTCTTGGCACTTCGTACAAGGGTGGTGGTCAATGCTCTTCTTAAAAGCCTCTATCCCATCCTTATACCCTTGCCGATAGGCAGGGGAGAACTTGATGTCATTTAAGTTCACTTGGCCCATAACCAACCCTCCCCTCATCTGTAATGAACTCGTACCTCTTTAACCACTTATCGGTCTGGGAAAAGAACTCTCTTATACTCACATCCTTGTCCTTCTTTAGGATATCTACAATCCACTCAAAACCACGACCGGATTAATATGACAATACAAGAACTAATCCTGCATCTTAAGAATATGAATGATCCAGAGTTAGAAGTTCTTGTGGTTGAAGGAGACCCAGATGGACCACGT